ATGGCAAAACACATTCAATTCAGCACCACTGGCGGGCCGGAAGTATTGCAGTATCTTGATTTCACACCTATCGACCCGGCACCACATGAAGTTCAAGTAGAAAATAAAGCTATTGGTATTAATTATATCGATACTTATGTGCGTTCTGGCCTCTACCCACCGCCACAGTTTCCCAGCGGTTTGGGCAGTGAAGCGGCCGGAATTGTCACTAAGGTCGGTTCGGCAGTTAGCACGATAAAAACCGGCGACCGGGTGGTATACGCACAGGCAGCACTAGGCGCTTACAGCGAAATCCATAATGTTGATGCGAGTAAAATTGCGCTGCTTCCTGAGCAGATTTCCTTCGAACAGGCCGCGGCTTCATTCCTTAAGGGGCTGACTGTTCAGTATTTATTACGCCAAACCCATGAAATCAAACCCGGCGAAGTGTTCTTATTTCATGCCGCGGCAGGCGGTGTCGGGTTGATTGCCTGCCAATGGGCAAAAGCGCTGGGCGCGAAACTGATTGGCACCGTCGGCTCCGATGAAAAAGCGGCATTGGCGCAAGCCAAAGGGGCTTGGGCAACCATCAACTATCGCAAAGAAAATATCGCCGAGCGCGTGGCTGAGTTGACGAATGGTGAAAAAGTGGGCGTAGTGTATGACTCAGTGGGGAAAAGCACCTGGCTGGACTCATTAAATAGCCTTAAACGCAGAGGTTTGATGGTCAGTTTTGGTAATGCCTCTGGCCCTGTGACGGGTGTTGATCTTGCCATACTGAATCAAAAAGGCTCATTGTATGTGACCCGGGCTTCCCTCAACGCCTATGTGACTAACCGGCAAGAGTTGGCAAATGCCAGCCAAGAGCTGTTTTCATTGATTATCAGTGGCGCTATTAAGGTGGATGTGGCGCAAGCTCAACAGTTCCCGCTAAGTGATGCGCGCCGCGCCCATGAAGTATTAGAAAGCCGCCAGACAACCGGCTCTAGTCTGTTAATTCCTTAATTCCCAGCTCTATTAATGGATAGCTAAATATCGCTATCCATTATTTAAATTTTAATTTATTAAAAAAGTTATTTCCTATTATTTTAAGACCACAGTTTAATATATCCCAATTGCCCTGATGCCACTAAATATATATCCTCATTCGGTAATTTAAACATGACAAAATCCATTACCTATAATGAGGTCTAAATAATGAGCAACGCTGAAAACAATAGAGATATAGATGAATTGCTAAGAAATATCTATTGTGACAATAAAATCAACAACTTAGAGTTCCAGTTGTTGCGGGACTTTGCTGATGAAAAATTTGATTATCTTTTAGATAATTATGGAAAAAATAATAATTTATCAGCATTCCAAAAATCTATGGATGTTGCTGTTCAATTAATGCAACAGAGTTTTTTTGATATCAAAGCAAAATGTAAAAATGAAGAAGAGAAACAATTGGCAAAAGAAGCTTTTGATGCACAAATAGCTTATATCATTGCTAATTATGACCGATTCTTTTCTAATCTTTAATATCTATCACCTGACTTAATATTCTGCTTGTCAAGTCAGCGCCTAAAGTAATAACCAGGGCTTCTAATGCTAAGAAGCCCTGGTTACACCGCTTTCTTTGAGACACTCGTAGGGGTACAGCAGGGTATTCTGTCAGAGTGATGTTCACTTAAGTGAACGTGCCGTTTATACAGCTATTTTTACCTCTGACAGGGATGAAAACGTGATACCAAATTGTATCTGTCAGCATCCTAACAAGCCCATTTAGGAAAAAATACGTTTTCCTGGTAATTTGCTCCACTAAACTTTCAGCCTGTGATCACCCCCGCAAGAAAGCAAAAATTTAGTCACGCCGAATGGCCGGCTTCTGCATTGAGCGCCACATCCAGACCACCACTACGGCCAAAATCAACCATGGCAATAACTTAATCATCATTACAAATAAGCCGCCCAGCATCATAAAAGCAGCGGCTACCAACAATGCGGCAAAAATGCCCAACAAGGAGATGCCGGTCGCCATCAACATAATGAAAAAACCAATAACAAAGAGAATCTCGAACATGGCTGGCTCCTTAATAATTATTTATATCTCACCATCACATCATTAAATACAATGATATCGATAAAGTGTTTATTAAGCTTATTACAAGAAACGTGCCAATTTAGAGAGTATAGGTAACAGATTGAATTTACTGATTATCAATAAAATAAGCCTGCCAATGAAATCAGCAGGCATGGTCAATTTCGCTAACTTATCGTCACTTTAGTGACTAACTGTGTTGTGGGCGAGTCACCAATGCCAGCGCCTGCTCGACCACTGAAACATCTGCGCCAGGTTTATGAGCATTCTCACTCAGATGACGACGCCATTGGCGCGCACCAGGGATCCCTTGGAAGATGCCCAAAATATGGCGAGTGATATGGCCCAAATAGGCACCGCGAGACAGTTCCTGTTCAATATAAGGAAACAGTGCTTCAATCGCTTTGCCGCTGTCGACCACCGGTGCACTCGAATCAAATAGTTCGCTATCCACTTGCGTCAAAATACTCGGGTTTTGATAAGCTTCACGCCCCATCATCACCCCATCAACATGTTTGAGATGCTCTTTAGCTTCAGCCAGTGTTTTCACCCCGCCGTTAATAGCGATAGTTAGCGCCGGAAAATCACGTTTAAGTTGATAAACTCGCGCGTAATCCAGCGGGGGAACTTCACGATTTTCTTTTGGGCTAAGGCCTGAAAGCCAAGCTTTACGGGCGTGGATGGTGAAAATATCACACTCGCCACGCTCAGCCACAGTTTGCACGAATTCACACAAAAACTCATAGCTGTCTAATTCGTCAATCCCAATGCGGGTTTTCACCGTCACTGGGATTGAAACCACATCTCGCATAGCTTTAATGCAATCCGCAACCAGACTGGCCTCAGCCATCAAGCAGGCACCGAAACGGCCGTTTTGCACCCGATCAGAGGGGCACCCGACATTAAGGTTTATTTCATTGTATCCGCGCAGCTCCGCCAGTTTGGCGCAATATGCCAATGCCTGCGGATCACTGCCACCGAGTTGTAATGCAACAGGGTGGTCTTGCTCGCTATACGCCAGATAGTCTGCTTTGCCATGGATAATCGCGCCTGTGGTCACCATTTCGGTATACAACAAAGCCTGCTTGGTTAACAAACGGTGAAAATAACGGCAATGGCGATCTGTCCAATCGAGCATCGGCGCGACGGAGAAACGCTGTAGGGGGTAATTGCCTTTAGAGTAGGTCTTTACGCCTGTTATGGCTGAATTTGTGAATGTGTTATTTTCGTGCATTCTGGGTCATTTTGTCGTATTTTTTCTTTATCAGCACCCCATACAGCACCCCTAATACGTGGGGTGCTGAGATAGGACAAGGGAAAAGCATGGCCTACTATAGCATAGAAAAACGCCTTCGCGCCGATGGCACCGCCCGCTATCGCTGCACTGTGGGTGTAAAGGAAGGGGGTAAATATATCTACCGAGAGAACAGGACTTTTGGCAAACAGGCCCACGCTAAAACTTGGGGTGCTAACCGAGTAGCTGAGTTAGAAGTTAATGGGGTGCCTAATATCAATGATGTTACTGGCATGACTGTTGGTCAGCTATTAAAGCGATATATTGCAGATCCTAACCTCGGTGGTAAAGCGGGCCGTACCAAAACCTATGTTTTAAACATGCTGGTAGATTGCGATATTGCTGCAGTAAAACTGGCAGACCTTCAAACAAACCATGTTATTGAGCACTGCCGACATCGTGCGGGTGCAGGAGCTGGCCCATCAACCGTAGGTCATGACCTAAGTTATCTATCTTCTGTCCTGGCAGCCGCTAAACCTATCTTTGGGATTGATTACACAGATAATCCCGTCATCATCGCCAGGCCAATTCTCATTAATATGGGGTTGGTCGGAAAGTCGCAACGCAGATCGCGCAGACCGCTAGCCACAGAAGTTGAAAGACTGATTGAGGGGCTGAGAATTCGCTCCGCCAATGCAGGAGCGAAAATCCCTTACGAAGAGATCCTTAATTTCTCAATTCTGTCTTGTATGCGTATCGGTGAAGTATGCCGGATCAGGTGGGAAGATATAGACGAGAAACAAAAATCTGTTTTGGTCAGAGACAGGAAAGATCCGCGCAAGAAATCAGGCAATCATATGCAGGTTCCATTGCTCGGGGAAGCATGGGATATCGTGCAGCGCCAGCCAAAGACAGAGACCTACATTTTCCCCTATAACTCGAACTCAGTGACAGCAGGCTTTCAACGGGTACGTAATGATCTGGGTATTGAGGACTTACGGTATCACGATTTACGGAGGGAGGGTGCTAGCAGACTATTTGAGGCGGGGTTCTCTATCGAAGAAGTGGCTCAGGTTACTGGCCACCGGTCGCTGAATGTTCTTTGGCAAGTTTATACTGAGCTTTATCCAAAGTCACTGCATGACAAGTTCGACCTTTTGAATAGGTCGGGCAATTAAGCCAGTTTTTTGGTTACGATAGCATCCATGGCTAATGCCAATATAGTGCAAAAAGTTAGCACACTGTGTTTATGCGTAGCAAAAATCCCAGAACCAACTAAAATACATGCAATTTTTATGATTAATTCTTCATTAGTGGATATGAAATGAGTGTATCAAAAGACAATAAAAACAATGATATACAAGTATTTCGAGCAATAGCCATCATATTGGTTGTGATTCAACATTACAGATGGAGACTACCATCACCAGTGATCTTACCCACGAACAATCTGCTGTACGGCCAAGGCGGATGTACGGTACAGCAGTTACTTGCGTACAGATGAAGGCTGGCTTTACCTGGCGGGGGTGATTGACCTGTGGTCACGAGCCGTCATCGGCTGGGCGATGTCCTCGCGGATGACGGCACAACTGGCGCTGCTGTACGGCCAAGGCGGATGTACGGTACAGCAGTTACTTGCGTACAGATGAAGGCTGGCTTTACCTGGCGGGGGTGATTGACCTGTGGTCACGAGCCGTCATCGGCTGGGCGATGTCCTCGCGGATGACGGCACAACTGGCGCTGCTGTACGGCCAAGGCGGATGTACGGTACAGCAGTTACTTGCGTACAGATGAAGGCTGGCTTTACCTGGCGGGGGTGATTGACCTGTGGTCACGAGCCGTCATCGGCTGGGCGATGTCCTCGCGGATGACGGCACAACTGGCGCTGCTGTACGGCCAAGGCGGATGTACGGTACAGCAGTTACTTGCGTACAGATGAAGGCTGGCTTTACCTGGCGGGGGTGATTGACCTGTGGTCACGAGCCGTCATCGGCTGGGCGATGTCCTCGCGGATGACGGCACAACTGGCGCTGCTGTACGGCCAAGGCGGATGTACGGTACAGCAGTTACTTGCGTACAGATGAAGGCTGGCTTTACCTGGCGGGGGTGATTGACCTGTGGTCACGAGCCGTCATCGGCTGGGCGATGTCCTCGCGGATGACGGCACAACTGGCGCTGCTGTACGGCCAAGGCGGATGTACGGTACAGCAGTTACTTGCGTACAGATGAAGGCTGGCTTTACCTGGCGGGGGTGATTGACCTGTGGTCACGAGCCGTCATCGGCTGGGCGATGTCCTCGCGGATGACGGCACAACTGGCGCTGCTGTACGGCCAAGGCGGATGTACGGTACAGCAGACACTCGCCCGCCTTTCGGGACGAAGCGCTTAAGCTCGCTCAACGTATTAGCGTGGCCGCAGCCGCGCGTGAACTTGGTCTCTACGAATCGCAACTTTATACCTGGCGGAGCAAGCAACAGCAGAGCCTGTCCGCTTCCGAACGTGAGCAGGAACTTGCGACCGAAAATGCCCGGCTCAAGCGTCAACCGGCAGAACAGGCTGAAGAGTTGGCCATTCTCCAAAAGGCCGCGACATACTTCGCGCTGCTGTACCGTACATCCGCCTTGGCCGTACAGCAGCTCTGGGTTACGAGTTTACTCACTTAGCGCCGTGTCCACTATTGCTGGGTAAGATCACAGAGTGGTATCTGAACACATTCAACTACGTGAGCTATTGGGCTGGTGTTGATATATTTTTAGCAATTTCTGGCTTCTTAATGTTTAAGATAATTTCAAAAGAAATAAAAACAAATGGAAGAACATTTTATTCATTTTTCCATTTTATATCAAAACGAATATTCAGACTTTATCCTGCATTGATATTCTGGGTGATTATGTCAGTGATTACTGCATGGTACATTCAGCCAGATTTTAATGCCAACGCAAAGCTAGCGCTTAGCAATGCAATCCCTTCACTATTTTCTTATTCAAATTTATTTTGGTATAATTGCTCCGTTAATGAGCTAAATTGTGGCTCTAGTGATTTAAGTGGTATAACTTGGTCTCTATCCTTGGAGTGGCAATTATATTTAATTCCATCAATTTTTCAATGAGTTACCTATGTTATTTACCAAAGACGAAACAAATTACATCAAAGGGATTGCAATAGTTTTGATGTTAATACATCACTTGTTCGCATTCCCCGGACGTATACCTTACGATGCCAATATCATCAATTCACTTCCTTTTGTTGGAGTAAGCGTAGATAACTATCTGGCAAACTTTAGCAAAATATGTGTGGCTATGTTCTTGTTTATATCCGGATATGGATTTTCCTTTAAAAACAAAATAAATTTTAGTTATTCAATTGAAAAACTAAAGAAGCTATATTTTAGTTTTTGGTTGGTTTTTATTATATTCATTCCGATAGGTTTTATTTTCATAAATAATGACTGGAGTGATAGTTCACCGCTAAAATTAGCTAAAAACATATTGGGATTGACATCTGACTACAATGGTGAATGGTGGTTTATAAGACTATATGTGGTATATGTTCTCATGCTGCCTTTAATCTCACGGCTAAATTCTCTTACTCTGTTAGTCATAGCCCCATTATCCACCTTGATCGGTTATATCTTTGAAGCATCGGGAGGGCTTTTCGTTATATTAATATGGCTATATCCATTTATTATAGGGTATTTGTTCGGGAGAGAGACAGATAAGTTATCGATTTTAATAAATAAAATCAATTCAATATATATTAATTTATTGTGTGTCACTTTGACTGTTGTTCTATTCTACTTATTTGATATGTTTGGTTTGATTTTGGCAGCACCTTTGTTCATTTTTATAGTGAGGAATGTCTTTAGAGGAACCACTCATCATAAAGTCATAGAAAGTCTAGGTAAACACTCAATGTACATGTGGTTGACTCATTCATTCTTTTGTTACTACTATACGCCAGAAATAATATACTCAGCCAGATACTCCCCGTTGATATTATTACTATTGATATTAATTTCATATAGTGTAAGTGTTATTTTAACTTATATAGAAGTTACAATAAAAAACTCATACGCAAAATTAAAATATTCACTATCAATTAACTAATAAATCAGCCGGGCGTGTAAGCCCGGCTCCCATTATTCCACCATAACAGGCCAGTTGATATCCGGTGCAGTTGATACATCTAATTGCTTGAGGTCAATAACGTATTTTTTTAGATTGATTAAACGCGAAGTACCTCCATCATCAATAATCCCCAGCATAAGGTCAGTTTGCAGAGCGGTAAGTTCGTCTTGAACTAACCAAATTCGGTGGTTGCGCTCCCGCTCTGCTTCAGCAACATGCATTTCTTGTAGCCAGATTGGGTTTACCTCGATAGCGTCTTTTGCAATATTGAACTGCCAAGCCTCAATGAAATGCTGGTCTGGCAAGTCTTCACGCAAGATTTTCAACCAAGGCCCATCATGGGTAAATGCATCTAAATATTTTTGCGTCGCGAAATTGACCACTGTCATTCCGCGCCCGCTTGCATTTTCAAACACCACAACATAAATATTGTCGTACTCTTCGTTATCAGACAGTTCTTGATTAATTAAATGTTCCATTTTTTGTTCCCTATGGGCCAACGACGATGACGTAAAATTCAGGCCAATCTCTCCAGTTGTAGCTGGAGCCGCCGTCATTGGCGTTCTGGATGCTGAATGAATTCGGCGTTCTATTCCAGATGTTCGCAGAGTGAGCGTCTGCGGCTCCATTTTGTGAACCACCATTAATCCCAACCGTTACGGCATACGCGCCGTTTGACGTTGACATGGTGAAGTTATAGCCGCCAACGTTGGTACGGTTTATCGCAGCAAAGCCAAATGAGCTAATAATTGTGCCGTTTCCTTGCACTGCCGCCCACGCCCTGACTCGGTGGTCTGTACGGTTAGCTAGATAGGTAGAAAGCGCACCGCCCCATACAGTGCCATGGACATTACCATCTACCGCTAATGTTGCATGGCCCTCGGCGCGGCCTTCACCAGCGATCAGATCACTTTTTGACAGTAATCGGGCAGCACGTATATCACTGCCAGCGGTTAATGCGCCCGCTAATTGAATATTGGTATCAGTGGTATTAATGAAAGGCAGGGTAATATCTTTAGAACCATCAAAATCGACACCGCTTATCTTCCTGGCAGTCGCTAGTTTTTCCGCTGCTTTAGCGGTGCCACCGACAGGCAGTGCGGCATCAATTGCAGCCTTTACCGCCTTTGGTGTCGCCGCTAAAACTTCGCTGGTGCTGTCAGTCTCACTGCTTAACTGAACAATCCCTTTTTGGGTTAATGAGGCATCTTTAAGTTCTGGAATGCCCTCACTAACCAATTTTTTTATCGATAAAAGGACCTGATTAAAAGCATCACTGTCCGCTTCAATTTCAGCCGCAGTCAAAATACTCATTAATTCGCGCTGAAGGGTATTAAACCACTCTGCCGGCAATATCGTCGGTGGTACGCCACCAGCAACATTACCATCAGTAAACTCGCCATTACTGTCAGCGCGCGTATTCGGTATATCACCAATTTTTTGCATAAAGAATCCTCGCCAATGAGGCGCTTAAAAATGATTAAAGGGTTATTAACTAACTAACGTAGCCAAATTTAAGAATGGTATGGGATGGATTTAAAACTGTTAATCGGCATTCAAGCTGCTTATTTCCCCACGACCGCAGCGGATCACTACAATATGTTAAACCACATTGGGCATAATTGATCGTGGTCTCCGGCGCAGTGATCAACCATGTAAACGGCCACTCTTCACCGTTTATGGCGTCACCGCAAACCGACATCCCGGCACATGCCTGCCGATATTGGGTGATAGCAATGGAGTAACCCAACGCCTCAGCGACACGAATAAAATAAGCCACTGACTGGCCACCAATGCCAAACAGTTTGGAGACTACGGCCCGCTGGCGCTGGATAATGCTGTCTATCTCACCTATCGCGCATAAATCCGGTAACCCAAGCGTCGCTTCCCACTCGGGTAACATGGCGGTCGCTGTTGAAGGAAAAGCGGCATCGAGCAGATCACGGGCATCCTCATCACTTCGCTGGTAAGACCTTGCCAGTGCTCGTAACGTGCTGGTTTGGACCCCATCTTTTATCTTGGGCCAGACTAACCCCCCCGGCATCAGCGCTTGCAGCGCCGCGGTATATTCATTAACAGAATATCGACTCATAAGTAGGTCACCGTGCCCCGGAGAGGTAATTGACCGGTTTCAAGCTGAATGTTAGTCGTCGGGGAGTCAAGAATAAAACCACTGGTGCCTGTCACATCACCGATGGCCAGCAGAAGTGACGACAGCAAAATTTTACCGCCCGGCTCACCCTCAGTAAAAAATACTTCATCAATAGCCGCGTTTATTGCCGTGGTGGTTTCGCTATCTGCTGTAGAAATACCACTAATCACAAAGTTCACCGGTGCCGCTACCGGCGCACAAACGTAGATGATGGCAATTATGGGTTGTAAGGGGTAGATATGATCAGCAACTCGCCCCTGATCTCCGGTTGCTTTTACCGCGCCCCATTCTTCGAGCTGTGAAACACCATCAGTCCCGACCGGGAAACCGCCAGAATCATTGCCATCACACATGATATAGATACCAACTGTACCCACCCCCTGTAAGCGGCGTTTAACCCAACATCGAGTAATACCGGGTACTGACAATGCCCAGCCGCGATAATCGGTATCGTTGCCGCCTTGGGGGGTATTTTGGTAGGCCAGTAACATACGGGAACGAAAAGCATCTTCTGATTCTATATCAGCACCGCCAGATATCTTAACTGTTGCTGTGGCTACTGACAGAACGCCATCAATCGCTACATCTAATGTTAGGGACGTTCCGGCATCCGCATTCCCCGCCACACCACCGCCAGTTGTGTCATCTAATACACTGGGGAGAACTGCGGTGATTGAGCCGGTGGCAGTACCACCTACCCCCAGTGTTAACTCATTATCGAGACTGTACTGATAACCATCAGCCCGATTTAACAGGCTACCGGCGGCAATAACACGCCCGGCGGTCCCGCTAAACTCGACAGCAGAAGAAGTTGCAGGGTTCGCGGGTTTTCGAAACACATCTTTCAACGCGGCCCACGCGGCAAGATATTCATCGGTGGCATTATAAGGCGTGGATTGCAGCGCGATATAATCCAGATAACCATAATGTAAATGCGCCATTCCGGCATCAGCATCACTGATCACCCCGATATTGGAGAAACGCAGTAAGTTACCGCCCGTCTTGAGTTCTGATTGAATATAAGACAGGTTGCGCTGGCGCAGTTCGCTTAATGTGGGGCGATTAAATGGCATGTATTAGGTCTCCCATACCCATGAGAATTTAACTGAAGTCTGTGCTTTAGCCGGTTGTTGATAGTTGATGATCAGATTCAGTCGATTGGGGAACACTATCTGAGCGTTGGCACTTATTGCGGTCACGACACCATCATCACGTAGCCACGCAACGGCTTCGTTAGCATAGTCCTCGGCCTTTAGTGCAACTTTAGTGGTAAGTTTTTCGCGGCGAAGTAGCCACAGACGAGAGCCTATCGGATACTCTGATCCGGTGTCACCCCACCACCCGCGCCGATCGTCGCCGTCAATCGCGTCATCAACACGGGCCAACCGGTCCGTGAACAAGCTAATTAAAATAGCGGTTTCTAAATCATCACCATCCAGCAACCCACCGCCGCCTGTTTGCCAGTCTCCCAGCAATTTGTCCGGCTCCCAGACTGTTTTAATATCGGTTGTCATTCAACCACCTTACCCGTCACTTCACTGGTTAATGTCGAGCTACCACCCTGAACATTTTTAAGCTGGTGATCGTGGGTGTTATAGGCTTCACGCAGGGTTTTCAGTGTGGTGCTATTGCTGCCAGCGTTATCAATAATATCGCCGCTGACCTCCAGTAAAGGCGTATTTAGCCGCACTTTTTCCGAAGCATTAATCGTCACCTCAGTCGCATTATTGACCGTAACCGGCTGGCCATTGGCCTCAATAATAATGCCGTTTTCGGTTAACTTGATGTATTGCCCCCATTGCGAGTAAATCACCGTTTCACCCGTATTGAGTCCGGTATGACGAAAAGACTGATGATTTGAGCCAATAATGACTGCGCTTGACCTGTCGCCGCCTAAAAACCCGATAACCACATCCGCTCCAGCGGGAAGCCCTGATGAGAAACCAAATTCAGCCAGCCTCGGGGTATCACTACGAACTTCTAAAGGGGTTTGATATTGGACGGTCTGAACGGTGCCACCATCATTGCTGCCCGTCACTCGCCCCACCCCGATCATCATTTTTATTTGCCGGTATAACCTGGAGAGTTGCCCTGAGTCGCTCATGACTGGTTTAACTCCATAAGATTTGAATAAAACTGATAAGGTTGGACGGTAAAGGCTTCGGGGGGCATCAGGACCATTTGCGCGGCGGTGCCGTGATCGTCTTTGAGGTAGGTCACCTCCGATAGCAGCCAGAGCTCATCCCTTAAACCAAAGATAGGCAAATCAATCGGGATCAGGGTGTTTGGTTCCCATAACTTCCCGTCTTTATCGCGCCAGCTATCGACCGTTACCAGCAGCTCTTTAGAGCGCCCATAGCGGCGGTTCATTTCCCAGTCGATACACTGCTGGGCCAGTTTTAGCGCTTTCATGGTGCTTTCAACAATGATAATACGGTTGCGATAACGCATTTTGGCCGCTTCAGGGTCACGACTGCGGGCTAACGTCACCGCGCCATATCCGGCGTCCTGAACCTGCTCCTGAAGTTGGTTCACCGACATCGATACACCAATGTAGTCAGAAAAGCGCTGATCCATACCGGCGTTATACGCGGCATCTTCAATATTGATGCCCTGAGCGACACCGCTGGCCGCTTTGCGCGTCCCCACCCGAGTCAGATAGAGACTCCCATCGGGCAGGTCGTAATAGAGCAGCGCCGCCCAACGGGTGATCCGATCAATGATTTCCTGCGAGGATTCACCCCAGTTCAATGTAAATTGGGGAACAATATCCAAGTCGGTCACATCAGTCGTCACCGTAATGTCGTAAGGCATTGCTAATCGTTGGGCTATCTGTAGCGCAGTCGATTGGCTGATCACATTGTTTGGCCACTCTGCGGAGCAATCAACCAAGTCCTGGCACTTACTCCGTCCCGTCGCCCTCACTTCGCGGCGATTACGACTGATCATCGGTGCCCAGCGGTCGATATATCCGGTCAGCACCACATCATCACCCAAATTAACCACGCAAGGGTCGCCCGGATTGACCCACTGCTGGTTATCACTGCCCGGATAAAGATCCATCAAGGACAGGCTAAAATCGCTGGGTAAGCGCTCGATGCTGCGAGTGACACGGATATTATCCCAGCCCGTGATCAGCTTATTGCCAATGCGCAGCGTCAAATCATCGCTCATGAGTTCAACGCCTTAAACCGAGTGGGCATAAATGCCGGATGAACAGGATTAGCCATTTTCACTAACGCATCACCTCGCCGTGCATCCTGATAGAGTCGGTTGGCCAGATTAAGCGCAGGTAATGAGCGGTTAAAGCTAACCACTTCGACACGGGACAAATTCGCGCCAGTCTGCTGCAACAACGTGACAATAGACTCTCGCAACTCAATTAATGCCTGATACACCTCATCATTGCCTGTATCAGCCGCTGAAAGCGCGGCACCGTCTACCACATCACAGACCCGCGTCAATATATCGACTGCATCGTCATAGCTTTCCGGTTGATATTGCGACGCGGCAAACACCATCGCGCCCGCACACAACACAATAATGAGCTGATAACTGGCGGCGGCGGTATTGCTGTCGCCGGGATTGGGTCGAAAAGTGTCGTCATTAATTGTCGTTAACTCTTGCATCATGCGGATTAAATCAAGGGTACTGGCTCCACTGGCCAAGATGGCATTCACGACAGCAAGAACCGCATTGGCATGTGCTTCTACCGTTGCGGCCTCTGTCAAGGCATCGGTAGCAGCCGCGAGTGATGCCCGCCCCTCGACTGAAACAGCCATTCGTTGATCCACCAGCGCGGATAGGTCCGTTGTGTCGCTCTGTGTACTGACGGAGGCCGTGGCCCCTGATACGCTCCCCCCAACCGTGCCGTGATTAAAGCGGCCATAACGATCACGTCCAAGCATTGAGCGGAGCACATTACCCAGATTTGTTGCCTCGTTGGTTGTTGAATTCACCATATTGACCCAAAATGCTGCCGTACTTTTCAGCGTTCTGATAGTTTGAGTGACAGAACGGATCTCACCCCTGACCGTAGCAATAAAGGTGGAGACAGATTTGGAGGCTAGACCAAACCATGACGACTGAATAGACGAAACCGCATCTGCGGAACTGGTAATAGAAAATGCCCGTAAGCCAGATTCAATGATGGTCAGTGTAAATTCAAAAACACGCCCAGACTCGGCCCCTTCATTCAGACGAAGACCACTTTCGGGAATACTGACCGTCATTTCGCCCAGCGTTGGGTGTACTAATGTTCCCGTATCAGGCATTTCACAGGCCGCGATCAGAGAGTCGCGCTGGGTCATGACATCCGGCGCGGTATAAAGACCACTACTCTGAATAAGAAAACCACGGATAGTCAGGCGACGAGTGGCACGGCCTAAATCTTCAATCCACGCCGAATCTCGATAGGGATACTCATGAATAGCCTGGCGGCGACCAAACACCCCTTCCGCAGTCATAACTGCAAAGGGAACCCCACGGAAAGAGGCGGGATGCAGGTGTTCTGACCACTGCCAACTATCACCACCGGTACCTAATAAATCAGAAAGTGCATTGCTGATCAGTGACATTTACGCCCCCTGAAAATAAAAAACCCCGCCAGAAGCGAGGTTGATAGTTGTTCGTTATTACGCCGGGTAACTCATTGATGTTGATATTTTCGCTCCCTTTAGCGCGGTTATTTTCTGACGTTCTCCTGTTTTATCAGTAATTAACGTGATTTCAATTTCTGACTTATCGCCCCCCATATCTTGGGTGATCTCATTAATATCCCGGCGACTATTATTGGGTGGTGTCAAAATTGATGATGATGGATTGCCTGTGATATTTTCTTTTGAGGGGTCAGGCTCTTTAGGCGATAGAGATCGCCTCTGCGACAGCAAAATATTAGGATTACGTAACCCTTTCCAGCGGTCATCATTAATCGACGTGTTAATACCACTATCAATATCTTCAGGGCTATAAGGCTGATAGCCATTTTCATGGCCAATGATAGCCGTAACCAATTTTTTCAATACTTCAGGTGAGTGAAGATCTAACCGCTCATACGGGTTCGCCCCTGTCGCACCTGAAACCGCATTAATATAACCCTGCGTATTATTTTCTGTGTTTGGCGCGTAGGTATGCAAAATACCGGATAGTGTATTGTTTCCTCTATCACCATAGAGTTGCAGTTGCCGGGAAAGGGCTGCGATCCCCTCCTGAGGATTAGCAAACGTGGAAAAACCCCCATTTTTACCTGTAGCGTTAGGCGCTACTCTTAAATTACCCGGATTATTATTTCTGACACCTAACGCATCCTGTCCTGATTTTGGCGCGGCAGGCGCTAATAAGTAAGGCGTATGGATTGGAGCAGCAGCTTTACGCTGTTCGGACTCAAGCCGTTTTTTTCCTGTTCTTCCCAAGCAGGGCCATAATGTTCATTTAACTTTTGAGTAAAATCCTTGTCTGGATATCCTAACGTTAAGTAGGCTTTCTCTTTAAACGATAATGTATCTTTAAATTTATCGTCTACTCGCGCCCGATGAAGAATATCTTTCTGTTTATCTCCATGTGCAAACGAGTTTTCATCATCGTTCTCGCGCATCTTCATGTCGCGAAGTTGGGTTGCAGCACTTCCCTTGACCATATTTTCATCAGGTAAAAGTTTTTGCGCGGCCCATATTTTCCCTTTGGTCATCAACCCATCAATCGCAGCACTGGCCTCCTTTAACTGGGCATTCAGCTCAACCAGTTGCGCATTAAGTTTTGGATCAACCGTTAGGCCAAAACTATCCGATTTAGCCAGCAACTCTTTGTACCTGGCCCCCTCTCGCATTAATGCTAAAAGGGGAGCATTCAATCCTAAAGCATCTGCCAATGTTTTTTGAGTTTGTGGCGAAAGTTTAGGGAATATCTTGGCGACGTTATCCAGCGTCTTGTATACATCTGCTGTGCCATCTTTGAGCCGTTCAATGACAATCCCATTTTGAGCAAGCAACGCCTGAGTGGTGTCATTGCGTGCCCATAACGGATCATTAAACGTCTTGTAGAGACCCTCAACAGATTGACGAGCGGAGTCGCTATCAACCCCTAGTATCTGCATCGCACCGCTAACACGGCTAAAATTATCAACGGACATCCCGGCATTTTTGGCTGCAACATCAAGCGAATAAGCCGAATCAGCGGCAGCGCTTAACCCTTGCGCGGCTTTGACGCCAATATAGCCAACCGCACCCAGCGCACCAAATTTGAGTACCTTGTTACCAATTTCTCCCACCATTTTTAGCGGGGGCACCATATCACCCACAAACTGAACACCTTCACGCGCAAACTGGCCCATACCTTTTAAACGCGCGTTCAGGTCGTCAATACCCTCAACCGATTCTTGGCCACCTAATTTGAGTCCGTCACGGGTTTTATCCAAATCAGGTATGAGATTTTTAACCGCCTCCTCGATACGCTGTATGGAGGCCGACGCCTGATCTGTCGCGGTCAGTTCAAAATCAAATGCATTACCCATTTTTGCCTGCCTTAACCTTGTTAATTCTGACCGCCTGCTGATACCACCACTGCAATCGGCTATAGGTCAGGAGCCAGGCATCCATTGGCCCCCAACCATAGTAATAGGTCACATCCGCTAGTTCGTTACCCCACTCTCCGGCGGCGGGGAGTAGGCTAAAAAACCCATCATGTAGACCTCACAGGCTTTATAGTCGGTGAACGCCATTTTTTTGATGGCTTCACGCGGCACATTCGAGACCAGTGAAATGAGCAATCCCATCGCGCTGAGTGAGCCAGACTTGGCTTGTTCGTCATAGAACTGCTGAACCTGAATCAATACCGGTTCACTGAGTTCGATGGCCTCATAGGTGGTTTTAGTGGCTTCATGGCTGATGGCTTTAACGAGGGGGATTGTTTTAGTGCGTTCCAGTTCAGACATCTTAGTTCTCCGTCACCGAGACCGAGCCACCTTCCCAGCGAATATCAGCCGTTGCCTCGGTACTGTCCACTTCCTGAGTATTTACCGACCACATACCACTGCCGATAATCGTTTTGCCATTGGCCAGCTCACAGACAATATTGACATTAGTCTGATCATTTAAATCACTGATTGACGTGCCGCCACTGTCGCGGATTTGGCAGGAGATAAAGGGCGCGTTATAGGTCTCTTTATACCCATGCACCCCATCCATTCCCGTCAGTGTTTCCCGTTTGACTCTGGAGGGGCTGTATTTGAATTGCCCCGCCACCATGATGGTTAGGCCGTCAACCGTGACATACGCTGTCCCGGCGAGGCGATTGGATGTATCACCCATGATAATGAATCCTTATGCTGACGCCTGGAGGCGGAATTGATTAAGAACGGCGAAGATACGCAACTGATTGATCAGGACACCGGTCCACAGCACATCCACTCGGTTCGGGTTGCTGGCACTCTTTTCGACAATTAACCCCTTGGCAAAGCCTTTGGCATCCTGCACATAGCCGTTGAATTCCAGCGTCTGGTACTGTGCTATCAATTCTGCGCGGATCACGTTTGGGGTAATAATCGCCGAACCGGGGGCAAAACGGGTACCATCAGCGGCCAGTTTCATGCGGGCAAATTTTGACGTGACCTGAGTGCGTAAGAAGCGAGTGACAAACATCAGCAGGAATAAGGTTTCAATCTGCAAATAGCTGTCATCTTCCGCGCCATATTTGTTCTTTTGGTAGGTGGTAATGATATTTTCCACTTGAACCGTGCCATCGTCGGCAGTCGTGACCGTGGATATCCCGCTGTGCAGCAGGTTATTACGCTCGGTCAGGGTAAAGCGACTGGCAAGCGGCGGAGCCAATACGCCACTGATCGCCAGGGTTTGTAGCGGGCGGCCGGGGTCGTTACGCAGACTTTGCGCTATCGCGCCGACATAAGCCGCTGACCAGATGTAGCTTGGTGTTGGCGAGCCATTCACCCCCAACAGGGAAGCATGCTGATCATTACGCAATTCACCAGCAGCGGTCAGTTGGCCATAAGTCCCGGATTGGGCAGCGAAGCTATGTCCATAGAGTTGCTCGGCATAGCTCCAGCGACCAGTACTGTCTGACAGGAAGTCTTTGATTTTATTCAATGACGCGGTGTCAGTGTACGGGTTGATAATGAAATCAAAGGTTCGATCCTGCAAATTAGCCAGCGCATCATCCAGTTCAGGCGCACCCGCGCCACCCGCCATTGGCGTGAATGCCAGTACCAGGCTATCTGGCGTGGTTTCGCCGCCAGCGCTACCTAGGTAGTTCAACCGTAAATCAATAGTATTACCGTGGGCACCTTTGTTTTTGGCTGTGAGAGTAATCACCGCATCTACAGCCGCTGCCGTGACCGGTAGAGATGTAGTCGTATTGATTGCGGCCGTTAAAGCAGTGGCAACCGCAGCAACTTCATCCGTTGCCACGACCGCAACTTGTACGCGAATACCGGCGATATACAAAGAGATAACCCCGGTCGCGGATGCCTGGGTGGTAACGGTGATTTTACCGGTTGCAGCAACCATTACGGTGGCATCACTCAATGGCAAAATGTAGATTTCACCAGCAGTGTCATTAGCCAGATAAGCCGCCATCTGCCCATGCAACATTGAACCCGCACCACATTGACCCGCGACGGTGGCCACTGAGGAAACCAGTACCGGTATATTCTCCGGTAAAGTTCCATCAGTCAGCATCTGCCCTATAATTAGCGTTCGCTGCGTCGTCGTTGCCGTGTTCGCCTGTGAGTTATCAAATTCAGCGAAGAAAAGCGGTGTCCGAAGATTGCTCGGAATATGAGTAAAGGGAATAGTCATTATTTGGTTTTCTCCGCTTTGGTGGTTTCTGGCGCGGGTTTAACCTCTTTCGGTTGTTCGCGCGCCACATCACCGTCGTTTAAACGACGACGCCAAAATGAGTTATCGGGAACCTCTGTGCCAGATTCAGGCAAAAAGGTGCCTTTAACCGGGTCGCGTACAGTGCGACCGGCTACGGGTTTAACATGCATGGGATTTACTCCGAAAGGTCTATTGAAACCACAGGTTCGGTGGTGCCGTCTGGCATGGCCATAGTGATATCGATACCCAGCAGCGTATCACCCACGATGGGGTAGAAATCTTCCGGCCCTTGGTAATACTCGATATCCAGTTCCATCAATAATTGAGCCAGATGGCCTTCACCACCCGAGTCCAGATCAATGGTTGAACGCACTTTGGCAAATTGCTGTATCTGGCGAGTGAGGTCATAACTGTTTATCACCGCCCGCTCAATTTGTTCTCGCAGCCGCTCGAGCGCCAGCTCTGCTTTATTCGCCCCATCATTCTCACTTTCACCGTCAAGTTCCTGTAATCGGCCAGTAATGCGCACGGTGGTAATGGTGTTGAACTGCGGCGCATTGCGGCCTAATGACTGTTTTTCTTCTATCGGTGTCTGCACCAAAATAACCGGATACATCTCCTCGGTGGTTGGCCAGTCACGCGGAGAATAGATGCGGTTTTCTGCATCAGTTTTCCCGAGAATAGCGGCAACCACCAGTTGTCTGACTTGGGCTGTATTCATGTTTTTACCCGATTAAGAATGAGTTTGCTCCCGCCGTGGCTATCTGGCTGAACATCCGCCACGGCAAATAAGGTATTGACCGGTTCATTAGCCACCATGCCAATAAATACCCGGTCCCCCTGTTTCGGTGGAGAACGAAACTCACTGTCCCTTACCCCGAGAACGGGATTGGTGGTATTTATGGTGCTGCCATCATCCAGTGTATCGATGGTGGTGTAGGCCCGATCAAAGATACCGCTGATGGTATAAGTTGGCTTACCACCCGCGGGCCGGTAATCAACCGGGTCACCAAATACCGCGTGTAGGGGTGCCAGAAGATGCTGATCCCAGTTGATGCCCATCAACCACCCCGCTCTATCTTCACCCCATCATCGACAGTGATTGAGGGGCCAGAAATGCGCACCTCCTGTTGCCGTAACGCTTTCACATCAGCGACCACCCCCAAATCAATCAACCGACTGGTGTCGCTATGTGGCAGAAATAAACGGCTGTTCTCCGTATAAGTTTCCCCGCTATGGCGCAGGGTCTGGCCTTTTACGACAACGACCTCCATTTCGTCAGAGTCGTCAGCAGAATGATCACCTGCCACCTCATTATCAGCCGTTTTTTCCTGCATATCTGGCGTTTCAGCAGGCTCATTGGCAGTGGGTGTCACGTTTTGTACTTTCGGTTCAGGCTGTATTTCGCTGTTATCCGGCACAACAATCTGTTGCTGCTGAGTGTCAGCTTCGAACTCAGGCGGCAAGCCGCCCAGTTCGCTAATGCTGGCTTGCTGCTTACCCGGTGTTTTAGCCATATCACACCACCGTTGCACAGAGGGAGGCATTTACCCGGCTTGGAATGACCAGCGGAGCAGATTGCATCAACAGGTAACGCTGCGCGGGATCGGGCATAACCCATGACTTAGGTGCAAAAGCCAGAGGCCCATAATTAAATGCAGGGTCCAGAATGACACCAAAGGCACGAGTGCCCATCAAGTCAGCACCTGACATCAATACTGCACCATTGGGAATCATCGGCTTTTCAACGCCATCAACCGGGTCAATAAACCAGTCGTTATACAGCCACAGATCAAAGTTACCCCAGCGACCTTTATAAACCGCGCCCTTATTGACGCGCGGCCCCGCATCAACCTGATTACCAAACGGACTCAATGCCGGGAACGTGATGGCATTGTCTTTAATGGTGGTATCCAGCCGGAATGCTTTCCAGGAAGAAGTGGTAAATACCAAATCCGTGGCCACCGCACCTGACTCTTTTAACATCAAGGTTTGCCAGTCTTCAATATCATCTGATGGCTGGGTATTGGTTGCACCGGCAGCGACCGATAGAGGCCACTTATCTGACCCACTCAAGGTAATGGTCAGGTTACTGGAGCGACCAAAATCAATGACCGTGGTCGGGAACCCATCCCCCACCACTGTAATCTGAGATTTAGTCAGCGCACTGGCCGCCATCCATTCCAGACGACGGTTCAGCATGTCGATCTGGTCTTCCATTTCAAACTGCAGATTTATCATTTCACGTTCTGCGGCGGTATATTCCCCACCAATGCGCTCTCCCATCTGACGGCGGATCGGTTTACGCAAATCAGGGGCGCGTTTGTCTTTGATATAAGCCGGTTTGAACGTGTTGGTTTGATATTTGCGGCTCTCCACCAGCTTCCCTTCAACTAACGGGGAAACAAAAGGAGACATGCGACGTTTACCAATATCAACATCGATGGAAACCTCTTCGGTTTCATAGGTCACCACATTGGGAAAGAAGCGATCGAGTAACCAGTTCTGGCTTGTTTTCAGGTTGGGAACCAGACCCACCAGCACATTGGTATCGTAAATATTCATGGAGTATCTCTTTTAATTTGCTGGCAGCCAGCGCCGCCAGACAACGATTGAAGACGAGCAAACCCCTGCCAGATGAATGGCATTGGGTGCAAATTGAGAAAGTGAGGTTTAAACCGGTGCCTGGATACTGTCTTCGAGGAAGATTGAATACGAACGCAGAGCGGTTTTTAACTCGGCCAGCGTCCATGAAGCATCATGAACAACGCTGTTTTGATTAAACTGTCCCATCAGATAAACACCACCGCGCTGGGTGGCAGTTGTGGTATCCACGTTATCCACCAGGATGGCTACAGGTACCTCACTGCCATCGGTGGCGGTCTTAACCGACTTGACGTACTCACTTGATGCCGTAATTTTACCCATCACGGTACCGCGCATATGAATAAAATCCACCTGAGCAATAACGCCGGTATCTGTCACCAGTTGCAATGGCCCGGCAACCAGTTGGTCTGGAACAAACAAAGATGATCGCATTCCCGGCTGAAACGCATTTTGTCCGATGTTATCCATTATTTTTTACCTTTTGCTGAGTCATAGAGACTGGTCATTCTAGTGACCATTGATGCACCTTTTGATGCGGCACCGGCGTCCTGACCGGGTTGGGCATTGCCTACTGCCTGCATCCGTTCATCCAAAGAGCGTTTGCGCGGAGCGCTGGCAGATACCGGTGCTGTAGCGGTAGTGGAGGCAAGCACCCGGATCACGGCGGCGGAACTCATGCCAGAATTGAGTGCCAGAGAGACCGCTAAATCACCGCGCCCGGTAGCATGCTTACTACCGAAAATACGCGCACAGCGGTTACGCTCAGCACGACGCCCCTTTTTAACGTTGCGATCATCAGTATTATCATCACCGTCGTTTTCATCGCCCTCTTCTGCATCAGCATCATCGCTGTCGTCTTCGGCATCAGGATCTTTGTCCTGATCATCAGGATTATCGTTTGAGTCGTCATCGTTCTCTTCGGCATCAGGGTCTTGCTCATCCTCTTCAGCCTGACGTCCCTTGGCTTTTTTGGCCTTGTTCTTATCGTCTTCGGTCTCTTCTGTTGCTTTGGCTCCCAGGCCAAACAGGTGTGTAAAACCTTTAATTTTCGCCATTACTTTTCTCCAACCAATGTTAATAAATCGCGGAATGCGACATCAGGCGAGGCCACTTGATCAGCCAACCCCAGTTGCACACCATCAGCCGCTAAGAAACATGCGGCCTCGGTGTCCCTGATAGTTCTTTCAGCTATCCCGCGATTGCGGGAAACGGTACTCACGAACAAGCGGCCCATCTCGTCAACATCGGACTGAATGGCCTTTTTTGCCTCCTCGCTTAATGCCTCGTAAGGATTTGATTCAGCTTTTCTGCTACCAAAAGTGATTATCGTGACCTGTACTCCATCGCTTTTTATGCGCTGCGACCAGTCAACATGCATCACGATGACGCCGATAGAGCCAACCCCACCGGTGCGCGGGACGATAATCCGATCTGCGGCACTGGCCAGCGCATAAGCGGCTGAATAGGCATTTTCGGATAGGATGGCCCAAATAGGTTTAGCGCCACGGGCAGCATAAATTTCATCGACTAAATCAAAACAGCCAGCCACTTCACCGCCCGGTGAGTCGATATCAAAGCAAATACCCTTGACCGCATCATCATTGATTGCAGTCAGAAAGCTGGCGCGAATACCGTCATAGCCGGTCATGCCGCTGTAGGGTCGCAAGGTGCCTAACTTTTGCACCAGCGTGCCCTGAACCGGAATAACTGCAATCCCCTCGATAACGTCATAGCCACAATCACGGCCCTTGCGGGAAAAGAATTCATCCTCTTCGTCGCCCCAATCGGTATTGGACTGAATACGTGTCAGTCCAAACCGGTCAGTCAATGCCGCCATGACGACTTCAGCCTTGTGCGGATGAAGGGCCAGCGGGGTGTTAAATAGCCGCTGGGCTAAATGTGGAAGATTCACGGTACCTCCGGTTTTTGTTGTTGGTTGGCTGTAGGCTGATCGGGTGCAAAGGTTTCAGCTTGCAACCATGTAGGGATCGGCAATCCACGCTCAATGTATGCCTCACGTTCTCGCTGGCGCTGATCCAGCAATTCCTCCCAATCTTCACCGACGTTTTCAGCGGCTTCCATTTCGAGAGTAGATAGCCCCGCCTCCATACCGAGAATGGCCCCTTTCTTCTCCGCCACCGGATCAACCCAGCCACGGCCCGGCCCCATCCATTGAGCACGGCAATATGCCGCTTTCGCCGCGAGGAAATCAGGTGCGCCAGCAGGTAAAGGAACCTCACCTAAGTCATGCAGTTCTTCGATAAAGCACGACAAAATGGGCTGAGCGAAGCCATTCGCAAAATCATCACGGCGGCGGGTCAGGGTTTTCCACGCTTCCAGCATGGCGGATCGGGCTGAGCTGTAGTTAACATCAGACCAGTCTTGAGTCAGTTGCTGGGTAGATATTCCCAATGACGCCGCAACATTTCTCAGCGCGGCACTTTCAAAAGCGACAAAGTTACTAGTTGGTCGCACCGCATTAAGCGCGGTCATACTTTCACCGGGTGCCAGTATTGGAATACGGGCACCACCTTGTAATGACAGGCGTTTTTCGTCGTGATATTCCCGGCGCATTTTCTGATACTTAATCACGTCATCACCCGTATCAAGGGAGTCCGCAACCAGACCGGGGTCATAAGGCGACGTGATGAAAGCAGCGAAAATGGAGTTCAGGATTGATGACTGCAATTCCACTTCATCGTACTTAATCAGCATCTTCAGGCGCTGGACGATGGGAGTAAAAATACTGATACCACGATGCTGGGAGGCCCGATCGCTATCAAAGTCATGAATAACGATGGGACGGCCCCAGTCGGTTTCACGCTGGATGCGCTCCCAGGTCATGGTTTCTTTACCGCTCCACCAGTCACCGATATGAGCTTTGCGGATGTGATAAGCAATCGGCACGCCATCCTCATCAATTTCTATCCCGCCGCGAATATTCGGCATGTCGAATTTCTCTTGCGGATTGCTTAGCCGATCGGGATCAATGATTTGCATCGTCGTGGCATACTGCGCCCGTCCATAGCCAAGGCGGTCAGGGCGATATTGCATGACGCAGAGCGCATCACCGTCAGTCAGTTTGTGGCGGAATCCAAGGCGTAGCAGTTGAGCGACGGTTTTCTTTCTTTCTACATCACAATAACGGTTTGGATCATTAGCCCAAATTCGCCAGCCTGATTCAATGGCCCGTCCATATTCATCCGCCCATTTCGCGTCAAATTGAGGATTGCCAGTCATCAGCGCCAGAGTCCGATAATCGACTTTAGCCAACGGACGGAAAGACGCACCCACGGCATTATCCAAAATGCGGGTAACGCTGCCCGAGGCCCAACCATCATTGCGCACCATGTCACGAACACGGGCAACAACCTGATTACGGGAGGGATTAATTTCGTTGTCGGGTGACCATAGTGATGGTTGCCAGTTAGCCATAGTGTCACTGAATTGATCCGCAGCGTCATAGGGAACACCACTGGAGCCATTTAGCATTGATGCCCTTGATTGGGATGGCGGCAAAGGGCGACCGTCAGGACCTAAAATCCTTACTGGGTTTTTCATCAATAACGAAACCTTATCGCCCTACGGGGATGTTTAACGATGCCTAGCTGGGCCTGAAGCAGTTGAATTAACCCCATCAGTTGACCGATATCAGTCGGCTGATAGGTCACTGAGCGAGTACCATCCCCTTGCGCATAGGAGAAAGAAACGCCTTTCGCACCCGTTGATAATTCGATATAGGCTTGCTGCGCTCGGTTTAATGCTTCTTGTAATTGGGCACGACTCATCGCACCGGCCAGCAGGCTGGTGTTTGCATGGAACATAGAAATCCTTATGCCAATCGGCTGGCGATGCTTTTTGTGGTAGGGGGGTCAGCTTCCTGAATAATGGCCCCCGGCAGGCGCAGGCTGGTTTTTTCTTCTGATGCAAAGCGAGCAGGATGCAAAACTTTATCGGGTTCGGATTCAATCAGCATTGCACGGGTGTTTAATTTCAGGCCCAAATGGAACAAGCCCGCCAGTGCTGCATAGGCATAAACCCGGCAGTCCAGCGCTTCGTTAGCTTTGCCGTGAGGTAACTCCCATACGCTGTAACGCTGCCCCGCCGCCTCTTTCATCACCAACCGCTCAGCGGTTAACTGGCTGAAATAGCCCATATCCCGATCGGTTGAAAAATGCATATAACCGGGGCCGGGCTTATCCAGATGAAGACGGGAGCGGATAGAGTCTTTTGCCGAGTTCACCCCAATGATCACCGGACGGAATTGAGATCGGTTCTTTGAAGTCGGTCTTTTGTTAGGCCAGATCGGGGAACGCTTACCGCCAGTGGCTGATTCGCCCTTAATGGCCCATATCCGTCGAGCCAGACGTTCTTTGGCAAACTCATAGACCTTTTGTGTGTGGTTACCACCGGAGTCATGACAGGCCGCCATGATGGTAAAACCTCGACCATCCGCGCGTCGCCAGATTTGCTTTAGATAGGCATCAAGCCGAAGCCAGGGTTCTGCCGTTTCAAGGTCACCCTCGATAACGTCAAACGCTACCGACCAGCTCTCTTCATCCTTACCCCAGCCCACTACTTCAATTTCTAACCGGTCAGCCTGGGTATCAATGCCTGCGGTCAGGACGGCAACACCTTCTGGTATTTCAGCATCAAAGACTTCTCTTCGCGCCAGCAGTTCGTCTACTGGCAGACGTTTACCGTAGTTGGGTCGATGAGGCAGGCCCATCTGGGTATTCCACCAGGCTAGCTCCTTATCCGGATCACCCTTGGCTTTAAGGTATTTAGCAGCGATATCAGACGGTTTATCTTTCTGCCACGGGCTGAATAACTTGGAGGCCTGAAAACCGGCGTGGATATTATCGACCCCCAACTTACCGCAAGTGGGACAAACTGCCCGATGCACCGCGTGGCGCTCAGATTCAGACCAGCGCCATACAACACCCAGCGCCGTCTGATCATCAACATGCCAGGCTTGCTCATAAGCATTTAGCGGTATATGGCGCTGGTCGCAACATTCAAATGGCTTGGTCTGATGCCATTGGATGGTGCGTAGCGCTCTTAGCCGGTCACCCTCTGACCAGCCAGAACCACAGCTTTCACAGTGGATCATGGCTAACTTGGTATGGTGTTTGTCTCCCTCGGATGGCCAGTGCACATGCTTGAAGAAATCAGGAAATTGACGGTGGCCACAATGGGGACAGGCCATCGATGCCCGGCGCTGATCGGACTCTTCGTAGCTGGCCGCAATACGGCTCTCATCTTCAACGGTCGGAGAGCAGGCGCGAACAGATAACCAGTTGAGGCCAAAAGTCGCCGTGCGCTCTTCCGCCAGCGTGATCGGGTCACCTTCACGGGTGATGGGGTATTTATCCACCTCATCCGCCAGCAGCACACGGATCGGGCGACGAGCAAGGTTGTCTGGGCTACCGGCTCCCGCCAGTGCCAGAAACCCACCGGTAAAGGATTTGTATAGCAATGTCTCTTTTGAATTTTTCTGTTTGTTACCGCCCACCAACTGGCGAAGCGCCGGTGTCACCCTGACTAACGGGGTGATTCGTTCTTTCGAAAATTGCTCGGCCGCGTCTTCTTTGGGTTGCAATAACAGCATCGGGCAGGGATCGAGATGCGCAAAGTAACCAAACAGGTTTTCCAGCAATGCTGTTTTCATCAACTGGGTACAGCACATCACGGTGATGATATGCACCCCTGATTCCGTCGCCGCCAGCATCGGGCCGCGGGCAATCTCTACCGTGGTGGTTTCCCAATTACCCGATGTACTCCCCGCCTCTTTTGCCAGTTTACGGTAGCGGTCAGCCCAGTCCGGTACGCTAATGCGCGGGGGCGGTGTCCATCCCTTACGAACGCTGCGAAGTAACCGATCATGTTTGCTCTGCGTTAAACTCAGGTTCGCCGAGGCCAGAGATGTGTTTGTGGACATATGCTAATAACACCTCGGTCATTCTGTCGGCGGGAACATCCAAGTCAGCCGCCATCAAAGGAGCCACCCTTGACGGCCAGTTCATCCAGGCGTCGCGTTGTTCACGAAAAGCGCTAAACAAAATATCTTCTGCGGCCGTTAGCTCCACCAGCTGCCCGTCTTCTTTCTCAAACTCCAACTTGGTTAATAGCGCCAGATAATTCTCTTTTACTCTGCTGGCTTCTTCTCGTGTCCATTCGACACCATTGGCCAGCATGATCTCTTTGACGGCCGTATTAGTATTGTCATCAGTATCGGCAGCGGTAACTTTTACGGGCTTATTCTTGCTGGCGTTTTTAGTGCGCGGATCTTTGCTGTCGCGCAAAGTAGCCACAGCCTTATCACTTTCCGCAACGTTGACCAGATCACCATCAAGAACAATATATTTTCCAGCCTTTATCCAGCGGCTCACCGTCTTCCGATCTACGCCAGCATGTTTGGCGTAATCAATCTGCGTCATTGTACTCATGGTGAAAATTGCCTCTGTGGGGCATGGGACATTGCCGTGGGACATTTGCGTGGGACATTTTTTTGTGTCCCATCCTGAATGCCCCACACAGAAAAATAGCTAACGCCGCACAGCGCAAGGGCTAGCGGTTACAGTTGCATAACTATGCGCATGGGACATGGGACACAAAATGAAAAATTTATAGCTGGTAAAACTGCACGGCGCGCAATGCCCGTACATTACATAAGTCGCAGGAAGGACCCATTTTTTTCCAGATGATAATGGTTGTCATATAGGCTCATAATGATTCCGGTTTCACGCTATTGAACGTCTGTTGATTGAAGTTATAGATAGGGCCGTTGAGGTGTCCATCCATCCCAATTGTTCTATCGGGTTCCATCATGGCTGCTACTTCAGCGGCGGTAACACCCCCCTTAATCATGAAAGGTTTATCAATGACTTTACTTATCTCATCTAACATATGCAGCGCTTCATTGAGATAATCTTCTGTTCGCCTGACTGCGGTGTGAGTACGGCCAATTTGATTCGATGAGGCAGGACGGGTATCAGCAAAATCGCAACCTAATGAGGTGCCAGTAATACGATCAAGCAATGTGCCAATAGTCTGAGCCAGCTTTAAGGACAATTCTTCAGTGCGAATTGCCCGAGAATGTAAATCAGACAATTGGTCCGGCAAGCAATCAAGCGCCGTAAAAGCACTCCCTACTGCTTGGGCAATAGAAATGGCTCTTTGCTCCATTTCCTCTTCATTATATAAAATGGGGAAATTAGGACGTTGATAATCAAACTCTCGGGCTAATAGATCCTGTAGTGTTTTCTGATCAGTGTTTAAGTATGTAACCTGATGCGCTGTTTCATCTGTCCCGTGCGTAACCTGCACCCTTTTAATTGTGGTGTTATTCATTGTGATACCTCATCTATTTAGCCGTTTTGAGTGCCTGCTCGATTGCCAGACTTAATGCACCGGGCATTAAAGCCTGTGCCATTGCATTCGCCCGGTCGAAGTATCCCAGTGTTGGTTTAACCGCCAAAGCATCACCAAACTGAATCAGTAGCTTAGGTGCCCTCTGCTTCTGCCTGGCTCTATGCACCCCATTAGGCGAGCGCTTCTGACGCTTCTTAGCCTTTTTGCTCTTCTTGCCTTTCTTACGTTGGAAGAAACCATTAACGCCATTCACCTCCCCCACAAAGACATTCTCCTTAGCCTTGAGCTGCTGCGTTTTGTTACGGGCTAAGTTGCCGAACTTATTCAGCTTTATGTTTTTGGGGTTAAGCAGTGCTTGACCATTGAGCTTGTGCTGCCCGCCGAACTCGAACGGTTCGAGATAACTGGCAGCAATATCCCGCACAAACACTTTGGCCTGTAATCGGTCTTTGCGGGCACCAAACGAGCCAACAGAATTAACGGTGAAAGGGGTCGGATTATCCAGATTGCGCTGCATACCCACTTTCTGAGCGGTGGCAATCTGGCGTGCAACACTTGTTAAAGCCTGAGCTGCTGCAAAGGGGAGCTGTTTTTTTATCGACTGCAACTGATTGGATAAGTCTTTGAGAGTGGCCATATGCACACCTGTTTATTTACTCGAGTTCCTCGCCAACGTCAGCCGTAAGAAAAGTTAGAGCGATATACCTTTCACCTATTAAAAATCGAAATTCTAATGTTCGCAGAAAATGAATGCAGTCGCGTTTGGGTTGCAGACATGAGTACCACCGATAAGAGGCCGCAAAAGCCCCTCAGAAGAAAAATCCCTATTCCATATAGCTTCTACATGCTCATAGTCATCAATAATGATCGTGTAATTGGTAATGAGGCTTTGGTGATTAAGACCCGTTAACCACGCGCGTGGTATATCAAATCTTTCAATTAGCTCTTGTCGATGTGTGTCTGTTGCCATCAATACAGCATTAACTCCAGTATTCCGAAACCCTTTCAAAAGAGAAATTGCGGTTAACGTTCGCCCTGACCGTTCCAGCATCGAAATTTCTACAATCTGCATACGAATCCCTTAATTAATAATGAGAGGGTCTGAGAATTAACAATCGGCTTACGGCTTACGCGTGGCATTCTGCCGCCAGCTAATAACCTCATCCAGCCGCCCCTTGCAGATTCGCAGCTCACGTTTCAAAGCCAACGCATACAACCCGCTATCGCCCCACGTAGTACCGACAAACTCCGGTACTTCACATTCAGTTAATGCTGATTCTGGAGGTAACAATACGGGACAACTAGCTGGTGGACGTGAAGCCGCCTTATTCGCGCAGGATGTTAATGCTAGCGTCAGGCATGCGCTGAATAGCACACTTATCATCTGACGCTGCCGCCAGAAACCGCTTAAGCCGATCTTCACTTTCATTGCGTAGTTTCCTTTCGTTCTCTAGCTGGCGGGCGATGGCTGCTCGGTTGGCGGCTTCATTCGCCTGGTATGCATCGATGATGTTGCCGAGGGCTGTATTTGTGGCTTGCTCGGCCACCAGCTCCGCTTCCTTTTTTTCGACCTTATTTGAGAGCCGATAACTGTTAAAGAACAGAGCCGACACAACCACCACCAGCACTGCAATGACTAATCCAATGGCCTTATTCATCCAGCCCCCAACAGGTCAGTTCGCTTTCTTGCACGCGGCGTTCTATCTGCCCGTAACAGTTATTAGAGCGAATACGGCAATCTTTCCCGCCGTCATGTATCCAGCGTTTGATCTCAGCACAAGCACCTCTACGGTCACCTGCGTTGAGTTTTTTATAGAACGTGGAGGTGAAACATTTACTCGGGCCGATGTTATAGGGGCAAAACGAAGCAATACCGGCAATCTGTGGTTCAGTCAGCGCTACCCGGACATTTTTCTTCACCCAGCTAATAGCCTTGTCAGCCTCCAACTGATTCACCGCAGCACACTTATCCGCTGACAGCTTCATCCCTTTCACTACCGGTTTGCCATCAACTTGAGTAGCACCACGGCAAATAGTCCAAATCCCCTTTCCATCTGGATAAGCTACCAGCCGGTTACCCTCTTTCTCATCTAAAAACTGACTAAGAATTACTGATGCCGGTGCGCCAGCTAAAACCAAGCCGAGAACCACGGCGCTGAGTTTGGTTTTTATCGACGCCATCACTCACCATCCGGTTTATAGCCGTGGCGACGATCCCAAATCTTGACGCCAGCATTAAGCATGAATGTCAGGGCCATAAAGAATAACGAACCAAGCACACCAATTACCGTCCACTCATCAGGGGTGAAGCCAGCAATCAGCTCTTTAGCCCAAAAAATAAAACTACCACCCGACGCCAGGTAGGAAGCATTAGAAGCGATATTGCTCATTTTCATGATCTCCCCCTCCCGGTCAGCGGGTTGGGCGCGTAGTTAAGGAATTTAGCCCACCAGTGCAGCCACTCATGCGGAGTAATGTGTGTGGAATTGATTGGGTGACTGATGGGCTAAAACGAAAAAACCCCAACTACGTGCGTTGAGGTTATGTAAGTAATGATCTGATTTCTTCTACTGTCTGATTAAATCTCTCTTCTTCAAGCTCTACCCCGATCCCTACTCTGCCGAGCTTTAAAGCGGCTTTGAGTGTGGCACCCGATCCCAAAAAGAAATCAGCCACCACATCCCCCGGCCTGCTGCTGGCCCTGATTATGTGTTCCATCAATTCAGCGGGTTTCTCGCAAGGATGTTTACCAGGATAAAAAGCAACAGAAGGAAATGTCCAAACATCGGTATATGGTACATCAGCAGTAACAGCGAACGGTCTCCGCAATGATTCATACTCGAGGCTCAACTCTGAATATTGCCTATTCAGTGTCTGATATTCTTCTACCAGATCATGATGGGGTTTACTCAATATTCCCTGTTGATGCTTCTCAGCTGCTATACGGCTAAACAGAGTTTGCAACACGGCATATTGCTCGGCGTTAGGTAATTGCCACTGACTTTCGCTAAACCAATGGCTCGACATTTGCCGACCTGTCGCCTCATTTATAGCCTTTGCAGACACGCCAAGCGATGCTCTGGCCAATCGGAAATAATCAATCAATGGCTTGAAGACATTCTGTTTCAGTGTTTTGCATTTGTCGGCATAGGTGCTGCCCTTAGGCGTGAATGGCCCCGCGTAATGGTCTGCAAAGATAATCCGCTCAGTTGCAGGGAAGTAAGAGCGCAAATCCTCTTTATGCATTCGCCGCCACGGGCCGGATGATTTAGCCCAGATAATATGGTTCAGCACATTGAAGCGGCCGCGTACCAAAATCTCGGTATCAGCAGCCAGACGAGAACCGCAGAACATATAAAGACTACCGGAAGGTTTTAGCACTCGCCAGAACTCAGCCAGTAGCTCATCTAACCAGACGAGATATGCCGATTCACTTTCCCACTGATTATCCCATTTACATGACTTAACCCTGAAATAAGGCGGGTCTGTTGCGATCAGGTCAATGCAGTTATCAGGCAGGGTTTTGATATAACAAAGAGAATCAGCGTTAATAATTTCATTACTGTTTAAATAAACAGTGTTTTTCATAGATCATTCTACCGTTTCTTGGTAGGCTCAGATCCGCTTTGTGCACACAAGCGTTGGGCCTTGGTTCGCCTGTGACTTTGCAAACAGGCGAATGGCAGAAGCAGTGTTACCAGCACTCTTCTGCCGCCCATTCCACAAACAAAAAAGCCCTGACTTATGTCGGGGCTTATCATTTTTGAAGCCGGTTACGGTTCCGGCGTCAACACCTACCAATGTGCTGACCGCATACCTTTCAGTATACTTCTGTGGTGGCCAGTGCTGATATCCGGCTTAGATGCATGCATAGCGCATTCACCACATTCGGCTGAGCACCAACCATTGCTGCAACAATGTCCTGAATAGATTGGGATATGAACCCGTTATTCAGTGATGCTCAGGCGAATATAGGAAAATCACCACTTCTCGCAGTGGCCGCGCTCATGCCCTTGAGTTCACGTCGCTCAATCGCCGCTAATAACCGGTGTTAATGTGGCTGTTAACTGCTTTACCGGTGCGATTTTTCCCATTAACCCTAACCAGTTCGCCCTCAGCTTTCTACCTGAGACTGGCTACCCGCAACTTTGGGTATTCGGGGTCGCATCATGACTGCGACATATACGTGCGGCCTCACCGTTTAGCTATTGCATTTTCTTACCCTCCATAAACGACAAAACCCCGCCGAAGCGAGGTTATAAATTAAATTAGTAGCAAATATCAAATATGCTCTAAATATGACTTACTTTGTTCACTTTTGCAAGCATCATGTCGCTAAATGTTGCTATCTTCCTGACTTGTGATTTACAACACAATTCAAAGAGTCAGCATCCAATGCTTCTACCAGCCTTAATAGCGATTCCCAATGCGGTGCATAATGCATTGTCCAATTATTACGCTGAACACCAACCAACCCAGCCAGCTCTGAATATGAATATTCTTTCCCATGTAGCAAGTGACCTATACCGGCTGATTGCTGCACCGCAAGCCATACAAGGCTTTCTACTCTTCGGCGTACTTTTGTTGTGACTGACTTTTGTAATAGTTGCGGCTGATACTCATTCCATATATAGCGGCATATCTCTACCTGGTAGTCGAATGTCAGATCGTACGAATAACAATAGCGAATCCATGCAGCCTGATGAGGCTTTAACTTGAATACAGCTCTACGCCATGCACTGGTGCAATAGGTCAGTGGGTCTATCGGGGTGATTTGGCTTTTGCGTGAGCGAGTTTCTGGGCAATTCATCGGCTCTGTCTCTTGGCAAACTTTCCGGCCACCTACCTCAATACTCCTAATCCGCTGGCGCTTGAACCGTGTAGTTCTCGCGAGTGCTGCACCATCGAACGCCGCTAATTGTCCCTTGCTGTTTCCGCATATATCAGCAAGGGCAACAGACAATACACCTCGAACATACTGAAGATATTGCTGGTTCATTTTTCTACTCCACACATTAAGACCATCAGGCCATTGCCCCGATCGATATAGACCGATCCATAAAATGAAACCACAACACAACTTGGCTACCGTGCTCCGCTTCCCACGTATGCATATCAGCATGCAGTGCGTCATGACAGAGACGGCATAAAGGGATGGTAAATAGGTCGTGGGCTTTGGTAGCCATACCTCCCTGTCCATGCCCAATGATGTGATGAGGGTCATCTGCTGAACTACCACACCCGCAGCACTGTTGGGATTTAACCCACTTGAGCCACTTCTTGTTCTCCCAGCGCTGCCGCTTCGGAATACGCATAAAACTGGCTGGTGGCTCATCATCAATTTTCAGTGCCAACACTTTCTTAACCTGCTCAACTTTGTTTTCAATGATTTGTGTCGGGTTTGGCGTCCAAGTGATATCACTCTCCCTCGTTGGCCCTGATTTCGTCACTACTGGTAGCATCCGCAAACTTGCTCGAGCAATTGAGTCGGGGAGCAAGTCGGAAACCTCATTAACCACCGCCCACCAACATAATTCCGGCATAGTGAGCTGGTGGCCCTCCGGAAGCCGAAAATGACTGCATACAGTTGAGATTATCCAAGTGATGAGATTGCTGGTCGCCAGCTGATTCAATCGGGGGAGTGTATGCTCTCTCAGCTTATTATCATGATGCCAACACAAACGAATAGAACGCTGGCCATAACGCAATGTCGTGAGATTGTAGACATGAGTATCATCCGGATCATGCCATTGGCACTCCTTCAGCTGCTTAACCCATGCTTCCAGTACTCGAGGCCCACCAGCGGCATTAATAACACGCTCATGCTCAAAAAATGGCAGCAAGCGCGGATCATTAGCCAGTTGCTGATCGGTTGATGGTAGCCGACCGGATGGAAGTGATTTAAACTCCTCCGGCTCAGTGGCCACCAGCAAGCGACTAGATAAATATGGTAGCAGTTCAGCACCCGGCTTCAGTATCACAACACCAAGTTCTTGCTGGATGAATGGGGTTAATAATGCCCTCATGCAGCACCTTTCTTGGCAAGATACTCAATCCACAAGCCACCAACCCAGCGGACGCCCTTTGGTGTAAATCTAGCTTGAGTGAAAGCATGGCTATTTATCTGATTGGTACCGGTTTTAACTTCAAACCGTCCAGCATCAATATGCTGTTGATGCGGTATCAACCCGCCTGATAACCGATACATAATGCGATTATCCATAAGAAAAAGCCTGAATTCCGGTTCCTTAGCACTCAACAACTTACAAACCTGACGGAATACCATTGAGCCAGTAGCCTTAACGTAGCGATCGACAAACTCAACTTTTGGCGCAGCAATAGAAAGTTGATTCTCAAGCTGTTGCTTTTCTTCTGCCAAATTAGCCGCCAAACGCAACGCTTCTGGCAAGGTTTGAGGGATCAGGTTCTGTTCCAGCTCTTGCCAGCGGTCAACCACTGCAGCGGTGAATTCAGGTGAGAGCCGGGCAACTAATACGAGTGAGTCGCGTTTATTAAACCGATACTCATAATATCGGTTGCCGTTATGCTCAAATTCGAACTGCGCCAACGGCGCGGTTAAAATGCCACCAGCACATAAGCGTTCTGCAGAGCGTTTCACATCACCGTGCTTGCTGTTTACCAGTACAGCGACTTCACGACTACTCATAGTCACAACAGAATGGGATAGTTTCATGCTGCCACCTCTTTACGTTCCACGCACATTTCTGGGAGATTGGCTCTAACCAGAGCTTCAGCAAACGGCGGTGGCACCGCATTACCACAGCGGGCTACCTGTTTATCTTTAGCGTATTTAGTACCAGTGTAATCGCGGTCGATGATGTACCAGCTCGGGAATCCCTGCGCGGCGTAAAGCTCATGAGGTTGCAACATGCGCATGCCGATATCGATGATCTGGTAATCAGTGCCCTCGATCGTTACCAGGCCGAACCGGTCATTGGTGGTAACTGTGTGTAGGGGATCATTCAGGCTAACGCCCTCTTTCTCATTACCGTAATATTTCAGTAAAAAGGCGCGAACCTCCCCAAAATGATTTCCACCTGCAGTAACAGTTTGGAGCGGTTCTGTAACTTTTTGACCCGTATTTGTACCTCGCATTTTAATGAGATTGGATGTGACCAAGGCATGATGATCAACAGTTGTTACCGTATGGGCTGGCTGGCCTAAATCAGCGCCGGGGCCGGTATAGTTGCCGCCGAAGTGTTTAGCCAGGAACGCAGAAACAAGCCGAGACTTGCCACCTCCGCCCGCCGTAATAGTACCGCTTGGCTCATCAATCACATGCCCCACGCTATTACCAAACTCACGGGCAATGATCGGAGCTACAACAGCAAATTTATTACCACCGGCCGTAACCGTTCCTAGCGGTTTCCCCATATTCAAAACGCGCGGAGACTGCCCGACTCGCTCACCATAACCCATCTGAATTAGCGTTGGTGTCACCAGAAGGTGCTCTGCTTTGCTTGTAACTGTGGTCAATGGCTTGCTAGCTTCATACACCATACGATCGCCACCGAAACCGGTTTGACCGATACGGGCAATGATTGGGGCCGCAACAGCATAACCGTGGGTCTTTGTTATCGTCTGCAATGGCTGATCCAGAGCTTGACCTCGGAAACAGTCGTAAGACGTTTTAGTGCTGGTGTGGTTACACTTCACGATAAACGGCGTGGGGTTATCGATAACAAAACGCTGAATGCCGCGCGCGATACGCTTCAAAGTATTCTCGGCCAGCGGCTTCTTACGCTCAAAAATACTCGGGCAAGGAATTGACCAGTCAATGCACTCGGCAGCGGTGCGCCACGGTTCACGGTGTCCGCTTTGAACATCCAGTGATTTAGGATCGCCATGGGTTGGCTCCGGCCATACCACTGGTTTCCCGTCACAGCGCATCACCATAAAGAAACGTTTTCTAATAGTTGGCGCGCCGTAATCACTGGCCCGAAGTTCTCTATGTTCTACAACATAGCCCAAACCAGACTGCAGTCGTTTAGCATCTATACTGTTGATATCAAAACCTAATACTTCACAACACTCCAATAACGCTGGGTGATCGGCATCAATGCCAGTGGTCAGCATGCCAACGAATGCGGCGAATGTCTCACCAGCGCGGGCGGGATCAGGGTGTTCAGTACCATCTTCAGCAGTAATCAGCGGCCCCCACGTTTTAAACTCTTCGACATTTTCCAGCATCACTGCTCGAGGCTTTTTCGCCAAAGCCCAGCGCACGACAATCCACGCCAAACCACGGATCTCTTTTTTAACGGGTTTACTGCCCTTCGCTTTCGAAAAATGGCGGCAATCAGGACTGAACCACGCAAGACCAACTGGCTGGCCGGCGGTCGCTGCTATTGGGTCAATATCAAATACTGATTCGCAGTAATGCAGGGTGTCAGGGTGGTTTGTCGTATGCATAGCAATGGCGTTTTCGTCATGATTGATGGCAATATCAACACTGCGCCCCGTTGCCATTTCGATCCCTGTGCTGGCACCACCACCGCCCGCAAAATTATCTACGATGATTTCTTTCATGCTGTTGCTCCCATAGCGGCGGTGAGTGTTGTGGCGGCGGCAATAATGGCGTCAGACGGAATACCGTCTAATTTCATGCGATTGATATTGCCTAGGATTTTGTGCTGCAGATCGACTGGCAATTCAGCGGCACCCGATACCTTGCTGAAATACAGATTTACTTCGACTGGCCAGACGGTGTTACCTGTTTCCGGTACCGGAATAATTTCAGGAATATTTTGCAGCTGGGTTTGTGGTACCAGGCGTTCGGCCTCTCTGCGGATCTGCGCTAAGAATGCCCCGCCAGTAGTCATAAGCTGATCCAGCGAGACATAACTTGTTGCTGGCCCGCGCCACGACTTATCAAATATCGCTATGGCACCCGCGAAGAATGCGCCGCTCGGTACCTGCTTATCGTCTGCCGGAATAAACCAGTGTGGGAGGTCGAAGCCCACACGCCCGCGAATGAACGCTATATGGTCTGCTTGCTCTGGCCACCAACTCTCTGACGTGGCGACTTTAATCAGGAAAACATAACGGCCACCGGCTTCACGCATTGCCGCTGTATGCTGCATGATGTGAGTCATGCCAGTTATGTATTCACCCTCATGTTGTTTAGCGCGGGAATATGGCGGGTTGCCGAATGCAGCGCCTTTAAGCTCACTTACTCGCGCAGCCCAGTTCTGAACCAGTGCGTTATCTTCTGCCGTGTAGTAGTAAGGGCATTTACTGTTCTCACCGTCAGTGAATAAGTCCAGAACCAGAGGGCCGAACATTTGGTTAATACCCCAGAACAAAGCATCAGGCGTGCGCCACTGATCGCCAACTTCTTTCAGTAAGTGAGATTCAGCCGACTTAAGCGCCGCCAGCGATTGGACATATTCGGTATGGGTAAAATCAATCATGCTGCGGCCTCCCCACTTACGCGCTGGCTGCATTCTTTCCAGATGGCGTTCCAACGCTGGACTGCAAAGTTGGCATTCATAGAACGGATACCGGATTTACTGGCTTCTTTACTCACCTGCTGCTCAAGCTGGCTAGGGTTTTCTTTCGGTAGCCCACTACCGATAAAGCGACGATATGCCGCATCACGTTCAGTGGTATCACCACTAAGTAACTCGCCGTTGGCTTTCACCCACTTGCCGTCTTTGCGTGTTGGACGCCCTGCCCCATGCCAGCGGTTGGCCCCTTCGAGATAGCCAGGGAATTTGGTTGGTTGGAAAAGTGTTGTTGGACGCAGGTATTCAGCCATATCCAGATCTGCAGCCCACTTAGCGTGGAGGTAATCAACCGTGAGGTTCAGCTCTGCAACAGTGAACTGCTCTTTCAGCCGGGCGCGGATGTTCTCCAGCGATGATTTGCTGGTCTGGTACCGAGAGCCAGTGGTCAAGTTCAAGTGTTTTAAAACGTCTTTGGCCCGATCAGTAATTTCAACTTCAGGGTCGGTCGCCATCGGCGGCTGACAGGTAGGTTTTTTACTTGATGGATCAGGTGTTGAATTTACTGACGGATCGCCCCCAGATTCTGGCGGGTCAAAAGTGCCATTCTTGTCAGATTCCGACCCGTCGAATTTTGAGCCATCAGATTTTGACCCGTCAGATTTTGAGGTGTCGGATTCTGACGCATGAGCAGCAGCCTTAAGTTTGGCGACATTCAGCTGATAAACATTACTGGCATTGCGGTTACCGGCGCGGCGGGCTTTCTTGCTTAACCAACCATCGGTTTCCAATTCAGCCAGCGCAGTACGAACGGTGCTCTCGCCTGCCCCTATCTGCCGGGCAATCGTCGTCACTGACGGCCAGCACACACCTTCATCATTAGAGAAATCAGCAAGACGGGCCATAATCGCCACCTTTGATATCTTCATACCAGCAGCCGCACAGCCGTCCCATACATAACTGGATAGCTTTACGCTCATATAACCGCCTTATATTCTTTCCTGAAACGCCGGATGGGGATTGAACAGTCATGCTCATAATCATCACGACGAAAAATGACTTGGCCCGTAGCGCTGTCATAGCCAATAACGTGAACGCGAATACCGCGCTTATCGTTGTAATACCGATCCAGCAATTGGATGGGGTTAGTCGAGGTCGTGCCGGGATTCGTCATACGCGCCCCCACTTACGGCAGACAACACCCACAATTCCATGCGCCCTGCTGTGGTTGCACGGTTTCCACTGGCCCCTTATCATTCGTTCATACCGGAACGGGCTGACACAAACGCAACGCAGTTGCGGAATAGAACGTTTAGCCGCTACAATGTTCATGCGTTAATTACTCCACACGTTTAGTTAATGCACCCGACGCCTCAGTGCCGCACACTGGGGCGTCACCCCATAACATCACCGATATCGCAATAATCTCTGCAATAATTGACTGCGCTTTATACCCCTTAGCTTTCAGCCGTTTAGTCTCATCACGATCTAAAACGCCATCAGCCGTAAACTCATTATGAGCACGACCAAAATCACCCAAAGCCACCAGCAGATCGTTAAACTTGATAAGCAGCTCGTCGTTACCAATGTCATTCACTTCCGGCAGTTTTACGAACACACCACCAGCTCGCTTGCACATGGCTTCGGTAATGTCGGAACGGCCAGAGATTGATTCCATTTCTATGGCCATCCCCAGCGGCACAACCTGCCCCGCTAACTGACGAACGCGGTTACGCAGTGCATTCTCGGTACCGGACAGCGGGCATAACTGTTTAGCCATCGCGTCATACTTGCCCGGCGTCTGGGTGATCAGTTGGTGTATCGCGTCGCTAATATCCGGCTGAGTTGGAAAGTCTTTGTTATCCACAATGTTTCTCTCTCTTTGGTGGTGATGCCGATTAAATAAATTGGTTAAGCTGCATCCGTCTGCGGCATACCATCACGAGGATTTGGATAGATATCTGGGCGCAATTCATGAGGTGTCACTTCCCACTTTCCCATGGCGCAGAGTTGGATTACCCGGTCAGCAGGTACTTGGTTATTGATAATCCAATTAGCGACGGACTGAACAGACTTGAACTCGAAAGCCCGAGATACGCGAGACAACGAGCCAACAGCTCTAATTGCCCGGTCAGTGATGTTTTTGCATTTACTGGACATTACGCCCTCCTATAGTTTCCACAAAAGGGATAATGCTACTTAAAGTAGCTAAAATCAACAACCAAAAATAGAAATGACTAATATTAGTAGCGGTTGTAATCTTCTACTCATGGTAGAAAATGAAACTAAGTACGATGATTTCGCGGCACGTCTGAACTCACTGATGAGCAAGCATGAAATCAGCGTCAGTAGCCTGGCAAAGCTAAGTGGTGTCTCTTATGAGATGGCGCGGCGCTATACCTTGGGTACCGCAAAGCCGCGAGATGAGAAGATGCTGAAGATTGCGGATCACTTGAACGTTTCTCCAGCGTTCCTAGATTACGGAACCATGACTGGAAGAGATACAGAAGCTGACTCGAAAGTAGTAAAACTAAGGCAACTTGAAGTTTTCGCCTCAGCTGGTCATGGCTATATCAACAATGAATTTCCCGCAGTGATAAGCTCTATTGAAATACCTGAAGATAAAATATATGAGCTATTTGGCCGTAAGTCGTTGGATGGAATACATTTAATGAATGTTGATGGTGACAGTATGATGCCAACTCTGCACCCGCGCGATTTACTGTTTATTGACACAAAAATAGATCACTTCAATGGTGATGGTGTTTATGTGTTCAATTTCGAAGACTCAACATTCGTCAAGCGACTGCAAAAGGTGAAAGGGAGACGATTATCAGTTCTTTCTGATAACGACAAATATCCACCTTTTTTCATTGAAGCCAATGAAATGAATGAACTTTATTTTTTCGGTAAACTTATAAAGCACTTACCTCTCAAATTTAACGACTTCTCTTAGAATTCCCTCCCTTTCAAATAAACACCGGCTTATGCCGGTTTTTTTATGCCTAAAAATCAGGTAGTAAGCTTATTTACATTGAAAACTTTCATTATTTCTACTTTTTGTAGTTGATTTTAACTACTTTAAGTAGCATGATTTAATCCATCAACAGCGAACAGGCAGGACGCCCACGTAGTAGCTGCCGGTGGCATAGAAACACCGGATGATTCGCTTAGCAGGGTTAACAGTGTGGAGTAACAGGCATGAAAGGCTACAGATACCAAGGCGACACCACAGGAATAGCCATCGGCAAAATGCGCGTCTTGATGTGCCTCGAAGGTGAAGAACAAGCAGTGCGGGAAGCCGGGGTTAAGTTCGACAAAATCTTCTCACCAGCTGGTTATGAACAAAGTGATAAGCCCGGTGAATTGACCATCTTCTATGTGCCGTTCGTGAAGTATGAAGCTGAATTTATCAAAATGGCCAGTAAGGGGTAAATCAATGTCTCAGTTTCGAAATATCAATATCGAGTGGCTCCAGCGTATGCATGAAGCCGGTTATATCGCTCTGTGTGATGGTGATTTGCAGGAAGTTTTAGAAGTTATCTTTGAGTAATACCTTGTTCCATTGCTGTGCTGTGTCTTTAGCGGCTGTGCCTGCCAACACCAGATTAGGCCAGCCGCACTTTTTCACACAGAGAGAAGTGCTCCGGACGGGTTATCCCTTTAAACCCGTACAGTATAAAGCCCCCGGATCGGAGTGCTTCTCTGTGTGTGGAGTAAACGAACGCGGCAGGTGCCGCTTTATTGAGAGGTTACCAAAATGAGTGAACGTCAAACTGATGTAGCAACCTTTATTAGTGATTTAGATGGCGGTGTATTCGAACAGAAATACGGTGCCATTTTAAGTGATGTCGCCCTTAGTGTTAATAACACCAGTAAAAAAGGCAAAGTCACCATTGAAATGGAATTTTCCGCCCTCGATGAAAATCGAGTCACCATTTCTCATAAACTGAAATTTACCGCCCCAACAATGCGGGGTAATCGATCAGAAGATAATACGACGACTACGCCTATGTATGTAAATAAGGGTGGTCGACTTTCTTTATTTAAAGAAGACCAAGGTCAATTATTCACGGTTAAAGGTGAAACAGACGGTAAATTAAAAACCGTTAATTAATTTTTCACTTTTCCATAAATCTGTTTTTATATTTCAACGGAGTTAATATGTCTCAATTAGATGGCTCAGCAATCGCGCAAATTAAAGACTTAACACTATCAGCTTCATTTCTTAAAGGCTTGGAGTTAACTGACTGTCCGGTATCTGTTTTACCAAATAATGTAGGCGTGGAAAGTCTGGAACGTTTCTATGAAAACCGCTATCGTTTTCGCGGCAAAATGGAAACCACCAGTATCGACGATTTTGTAAAATATTCATCTGAATATTCTGGCCCCGGCGTTCGCTGCTTCATTGATGCCGATAGTATGCAAGCGGTAAGTATTTTCAACCTTGGCACCCTTGTATCCCCCGGTCACGCTGACAACACTGGCGTTATTGTTTTAAAGAAAACCGCCCCATTCACTGGGCTGTTAAACATCAATGAACGCAAACAGAGCCAGAAAGAACTTGCTGAATGGTTGGAAGATAACCGTGAGTTCCTGACTGCATTTAACGCAGACGGGGAAGTAATGAACGCTGTGCAGGCAGTAAATGGCGTTCGCCGCATCACTATCGAATCGCTATCTTCTTCTGATCATGAAGAGAATGATTTCAGCGGCAAGCGTTCACTGATGGAAAGTGTAGAGGCTAAGAGTAAAGACGTTATGCCAGCAGCATTTGAATTTAAATGCGTACCTTATGAAGGGCTGGGTGAGCGCCGATTCAAATTACGTTACAGTATTATTACCAGCGACAAACCGATATTAGTATTGCGTATCATCCAGTTGGAAGCTGTAGAGGAAGAAATTGCAACTGAATTCCGCGACTTGCTTACCGCTAAATTTAAAGACGTCGAAGTTGAAACCTTTATTGGTAAATTCAAAGCGTAATTAATTAAACCTCAATTAAAGAGTATCACTTCAAATATCCCAGCAATGGGGTATTTGGCGGGGTATTGCCTAAAAACCGTGTGGAGTATATTTATGTCTTATATTACGACTTATTCAGGGTTGGATTTTGATTATTTAAAACCACTGGCCAGCAGCATTTGTATTGAAGATATCGCGCAGGCGTTATCACATGAATGCCGTTTTGCTGGTCATCTGCCTAATTTCTATAGTGTTGCCCAACATTGCTTGTTAATAAGCACGATTGTGCCAGAAGAATTTGCCCTTGAAGCCTTACTGCATGATGCAACCGAGGCATATTGCAAAGATATCCCCTCACCTCTTAAACGCCTACTGCCTGATTACCAGGCTATTGAGCAGCAGGTCGATATCGTCATTCGTGAAACCTTTGGGTTACCTGCCGAAATGTCCGAGGTCGTCCACTACTGCGATCTGGTGATGCTGACCACCGAGCGCCAAGAGTTAGACATCGATGATGGTAAAGAGTGGCCAATGCTGGCAGGTATTCCACCGGCAGAAATGGCAATAGTGCCAATGTCATCACGGGATGCGCGGATCGCTTTCTTGGCTCGCTTCAATGAGCTAACCGGGGCCATAGCATCATGATGTACGGCCTGTTTTTACTCGTCTGCTACACCTTCCAGCCGTGCCAGTACGAGCCCCAGGGCTACGTATACCCGGATGATAAGAATTGCATGGCAGACATTCAGCAGCAAGGTCTACCACCAGAATACGAATGTCTGCCAGTTGATGACGTACTAACGGCAAGGATAAAACAATGAGTCAAATAATATCGGTAAAAATGGCGAGGCCAAGTGAAGATGAGGTTGAATCTCTTTGGAAACTATTTCACGCAACTGAAGCAGCAGAGGACCGCTGGCGCAGGGAATCATCTGAGCAATTTCTGGAACGCCTTGACGATCAAGATATCAGTGACGAAGAGCGCACATTTATTGCCGTTGCATGGGATTCACTTGTACAGGGTCATGGCGGTTTTGGCCGCTTTATGGGGGCATATGACACCCTGATCTATAACTTCCAAGATCCAAACGCTGACCACGTAGCCATACACCCTAAATTTAATGCTCTCTTCACTGAGTCTGAATTACTACCAGTAGTATTAGAAGGTTATGCGGACGCCAGAAATACCATCGCTGAATTAGAAAATGAACGTGATGCAGCACTCAATACCTGCTCACTGATTGCCGAGGCTTTGGGTATTACCGGCGCGGTGGCGGGTGAAACTATTGCGCGGGTGCAGCAACTGGTTGGCGAGAATGCAGCCGCTATTGAAGCTGTGAGAATATTCTCCAATGCAACCGAGCAGCTTACAGAAATCATTGGTGATGAGATTGGGATGGATGGTGTGAGCAAGTTACTTCATGGCTTCTCCATTGTTGGAAGTATGCCAGCCACCACTCAGGCGATTAGCGAGATAAAGACGCAAAGCAGAATTGAGTCCACTTACTTTACGGCTAATCGTCTATTGGCTGCGTTTGAGCATGGCTTCATTGATAAACCAGAGAAAGAAGTGGCAGACATTGCCCTTATGATTCTGGAATCAGCTAAATACATGCCAAGCGCTCAACCAGAAGAGTTTACCAAGACCTACAGCGATCAAGTTCTCGCTCGTATCGCCGCCAGCCTGAGGGATAAGCATGAAATCAAATCGTGAAGCACGGCGACTACTTGGCATATTCACTAACGACTCTCGGCGCATATCAAATCGAGGCTGGATGGTGTTCAGTGCTAATTATCCTCACTGCTGGGTCCATCGTAAGCCATCAGCCAGCCAAAACCGAGCCAGAAACTGGCAAAAACGACGCAGTGCCAGTCTGCGGGGAGGTGAGTGATGGATATCAACTTAGAGGATGCTCTCGACTTTGATTTGTTCGAAGGGGATATAGGTGACGGTACTGAGCGCTGTCTTAGCGACAAAATAGTTAAATGCCGCAAGCCCCATGTTTGCTACGTTTGCGGAAGCAAGATTGAACCAGGACAAATAGCCAGATCGTCAACGTGGGTGTTTGATGGTGAATTGCACTCTTACTACAACTGTGAGATTTGCGTCCACGCCATGGTGAAAAGCGTTAATTCCGATTACGACGATGAAGATCCTATCCATGCTCGTTATGAAGTTGGTGAAGTGTCCAGAGCAAAACGGGAGGCGCAATGAATAAATCAATTTTAGATATGTGTTGTGGCTCCCGTATGTTCTGGTTTGACCGTACCGATCCGCGCGCTGTATTCGTCGATATTCGTGCCGAGAGCCACATCCTATGTGATGGCCGGAAACTGGAGATAGCACCAGACCTGGTTGCTGATTTTCGCCAGTTGCCATTTGCGGATAATACTTTCCAGATCGTCGTATTCGACCCGCCTCACCTTACCCATTGTGGGCCAGAGGGTTGGCAGGGGAAGAAATACGGCATCCTAAGTAAGTCATGGAAAGACGACCTAACCAAAGGCTTTGCTGAGGCGTTCCGCGTACTTCGGGCCGGTGGGGTTCTGATATTCAAATGGAATGAAGTGCACATCCCTACCCGAGACATTATCAAGCTGTCGCCGGTACCGCCTATATTTGGGCACCCATCAGGCAAACGGGCCAATACCAACTGGGTATGCTTTCAAAAGCCAGAGGAAGATTTGATGGCTAAATTATTACCACCACGCCTCTCTGAAAAAGAAATGCAGGAGCTGGCTGACCGCACCATTGAGAGCTTTGTTAACGCCTGCCACTGCAAAAACAAAGACGATATTTTGCTGGCGCTCTCATTCTTGCTAAGTGAGGGCTTAAGCGCTGGTGAGACTGTTAAGCATGGCGAAATGGAGTTGCTGCAATGAATAACCTTGAATTGAGTAATCCGGTAGCCTGGACTGACGCTGATGAGCTGGCTGATATGGATTGCAATACCTATGGGAATATCTTCAACGCTAAATATATCGATATACATAATGGGCGATGGTTGCCGCTCTACTCGCAAGGGTACATTGATTTTCTGATAGCCCAACTGGAAGCAGCAAACGAAAAGTTGAGTAAGCCTGTTGTGCTGCCAGTCGGTTACTCAGTTCGTGCCGGACATCCAATCAACGAAGGTGAGCGAAATGTCATGATACCTAAAGAGGGCGGTAACTGGCTTTCCCGTTTCGATGTTGAACATGCAATTCGCGTAGCCGGTTTTACGGTTGAGGGGGAGTGATGATCCACTACCATGGAGGCCCCATCACGCCAGACACATGCGCGATTAAAGCTTGGCGTGGTAGACATGCATTTATCTCTTTTGCCCATAGCTCTCAAATCGGATTAGCTTCTGAAATCTGTCAAACATTTGCGCTAGATAATGGGGCATTTTCAACTTGGAAAAAGGCTGGGAAGAACAAAATAGATTGGTCAGATTACTACAACTTTGTTGACCGTTGGAAAAATCACCCCGGTCTGGACTTCGCAATTATCCCTGACGTTATCGACGGCGGCGCGGAAGAAAATGACGCCCTGCTTGCTGAATGGCCTCATGGGAAATTTGCAGGAGTGCCTGTTTGGCACATGAATGAATCCAATGATCGCTTTATTCGTCTCTGTAATGAGTATCCCCGCGTAGCGATCGGCAGTTGCGGTGAATATGACGTGAAATCGCCGCTGAAAGCAGTGGCAAGACTGAAAGATATTATCAGACATGTTGTTGATGTTAACGGACAACCGATTACTAAGTTGCACGGATTACGGATGCTTAATCCAACTATTTTTACTCGCCTGCCGCTAGCGTCAGCTGACAGTACAAACGTCGCGCAGAACATCGGGAAGGATGTGAATTGGAAGGGGACTTATCAGCCGTACAGCAAGGAAACGCGCGCAACAGTCATGGTTGAAAGAATTGAATCACATAACAGCTCTGGCACTCTCGACTATTGCGAAAAGCGTGACCACTTTGCTGTGCAATTGGGGCTTGAGGTGTAAATGAACAAATTAACTGAATTGGTAGAGGGGAATGCAGATGCTGAGTGAAGAGCAAAAATCACAGATAAAAATGTCGATGAATGACAAGTGGCATTTAGTCAAACTAACTCACGTTTGGCCCGATGGTCACTTAATCAATCAAATGGCCCATGCGCTGCTTGAGAGTAATGCCGAACTGCTATCACTGCGTGAGCAACTTGCAGAGCTGAAAGCGTTGCCGCCGATAGGTCGAGTTATTAGTTGTAGTGGTAATAAAACGCTAGGCTGGATGCGGGACGCACCAGAAGGCACATTATTGTTCACAGCAGCCAAGCCAGCAGAAATACCACGCCATATTTACTCAATGCTGGTAAATGAATTGCGCGACGTGCCAGCGATCGGCTGTAAGCGGGAATTAATTATTGGTGTATTAAACCGTCATGGTGTTATCGCTGAACCGGTGCAGTGTGATCCACCAGCAACAGAATGATTTTAGTCACGGCCTGTGTGCGGCTGGCCATAAAGTAAATTGTGTGGGGTATGTATGAATACAACATTTTTGTTAATGGCTGAGTTTGAAACATCAACGATCCCGCTGTCCGATATTGCTGAGCGCTATTTCGGTATGAAGCCTGCAACAGCAGATAAGAAAGCTGGCGCTGGTGATCTACCTGTTCCCACCTTTCGTATCGGTGACTCACAAAAGGCCCCAAGAATGGTGCACGTTAACGATTTAGCAGACTTCATTGATAAGCGGCGTGGAGAAGCAAAAACAGAGTTGGCGCGGATCAAGCAATGTTGA